TCAAAATTAGACTGCAATAATTCGTTTGCTCGCCTGATCCAATCAGAGGTTGGTTTTCTTAGTATAAGATATTTTTTATTAGCTTTATTGTATTGGCTTTTGGCTACCCTTAATTCATCTTTATACTTATCCATTTTATCAAAGTCGCCATCAATGGTTTGTATCTTTACATTCTTGGACTTAAATAACTCACTCTCATTTACTGCATTAATAAATTGAACTCCTCCATTATAGTCTCCAACCATAGCAACTATGTTGAAATTATGTATTAAATAATCAAAATAAAATATATGTTCTTTTAAAGGGGTTCCAGACATTGCATATGAGTGAACCAATGTCGTTGTACCATTTTTATGATATTTTAATATTTGTATAGCAAAGTCGTCACTACTTTCACTTTCCGACCAAGATGGGTCAAAGGCTAAAATATAGTCGTCTGCTGAATTACCTTTAATCTCTACATTCGGCTCGTCACCATCAACGACAGTACAAGATGCCATTCTAGAAGTTTTAAAATATCCAGAACTATCATCTGTAAAAAGCGCCCCAAACTCTCTCTCGAACTGAGATTGACTCATTGTAGCCTTAGCTTGTGTGATTAAGTTTTGATCGTACAATTGCTTAGGTGCGCAGTCGTAGGAGAATTGCATTATGCATCTTGTCGCATTGTCCGTCTGATTGTGTATTAAATCGTCAAACTGGCTGTATAGCTTATACATATATTCAAACTTATAGCTTGCAGATGAGAGCATTATTAATTTATTGTTTGGCCAAATATACCTGTCTTCTTCAGACAGGTCTCCGTTCTCAATAAGCTTTGTTTCTAAGTTATATAAATCTTCTCGTTGAGTTGGATTCTCAACTACAGAAAGGAAAGGCACAATTACCTCGTTGTATATCCTTTCTGGCATAAGCAAAAACTCATCAATAATAATTCTATGGAACCTAAACCCACGAAGCTTCGATCCATCCCCCAAGGGCAAAGCTCTAATTCTACTTCTGCCAATTTCCATTAGCCATTCGTCATTACTTTTGGACTTTTTGGTTATGCATGCCGCAAGCATCTTGGCCTCAGGCTTGGAAACTATATCTTCTATCTTTTTAAATATTTGTTTGGACTGTCTAAACGAAGCGGCTAAAATACCTATTTCCACACCCTGATGAAGGATAGCATCCAGAAATGCATAAACGCCAGTTGTAAAGGACTTTGACATACCACGAGACCAAACTCCCATAAAATAATCCGTCTCAAACATAGCCTTAATAGCCATGTGTTGAAATGGAAACAGATCAACCCCAGAAATCAAACTAGTTGTAAAAGTAATATTTTCCCTTAAGAACTTATACAAATGTTGCTTCGCAAGATCTTCTTCTAAAAAGCCTTCTATGGAATCTACATATCCGTTAAAGTCTTCTTTTTTTGGCCTTCTTTGATTTCCTGCACTCCAAGTCATTTGTCTAAATAGTATTGTATATCCACACCCCAAAGACTCTTTCCTATCTTTAAAAGTTTTGGTATAATAGATTGTGATCCAGCCCTACTGCCGCTAAAAATAAATTGACAATGATCTGCAAATTCGTGACTAATTAATCTCATATTATGATATACATATTTTAAATTAGATTTATGCGGACCAAACATATTATTTTTATATAATTTATTTAAATCGCTTTCAACTACAATATATAAATACGAATCAAAATCCTTGACCCGTTGCAGCTCTCTCCTGAACCTTTCAAATCCCCCAGAAAGAGTCCCTTTAAAATCTTGCTCAGCCTTCCTGTCTACATATGTATAGGTATAGTCTTTACCGCCTAGGGTATAGTCTCCAAAATCAAGCTTCAGGTTTTGTGATTTATTAAAAACTAAAGGCTTCTGTTCTCTTGTGTCTATTAGTATATTTAAATCTTCAAAATCAGAATCTGGCTTATAAAAAGATTTATCTATAGGTTTTGAAAACAAAGGCTTACAGCCAGCTTCTTTGCAGGCTTTAGAGTACGACCCAAAGACATGCTTGTAAACATCTATGTCTGGCATTTTAGCCAGCTTTAATTCTAAATGATTTGGAGCTCTTTTTAATTTTTTACTATCTATTCTTTCTTTGAGTTTTTTTAAAGCATATGCTTTTGTGGTCTCTTTATCTTGAGACATGCACCATTTTAAGAGTTGACTTCTTGTTGTAAAATCTCTTTCAAAATAATCGCTTTTATTCTTAAACGGTAGAGGATCTCCAGTTAAAAGGTTTTTTCTGGGATAGTATGTAGTATAGTATGTCGCAAGATCCATTTTATGTTTCTTGAGATGTATGTGAAGACCTTTTTCTGAGGTAAACTCTTCACCGCATATTTTACATTCATATAACATCTTCTTTTGATATTCCTAGTACTCTAGCCTTCCACTGGTGCATTGACTCCAGATTGTCAGCCTCTTCCTTAATCGCAATTTTCTGCATGTCAGCCATTTTAACCATAAGCTTTCTTTCTTCTTCGTTCTGAAAACTTTCTACCAAAGATAGTATGGAAGCGTTTTTATCTTGCTTCAAAGAGATCCTTTTCGCCCTATCACCAGCAAGTCTTTGAATCAGCGATTCTTGTCTTTTTTCACATTGGTTATATTCTTCACTCTTGGTCTTTAGTAGTTCAGATAACCTAACCGTAAGCTCTTGTTGTTCATCAGCTTCATCAAACATTCTGTTTAGCTTTTCCATATGTGAAGATATATTTTTTAAATTAATATAATCGACACAAACATTAACATATAAATTAACTTCATCGGCACTCAAATCAGGCTTGTCCCACGTAGCCCTTATGAACTCAGCCTCAAAAAGCTCTCTATCCTCTTCTTTGCTGTAATTGCTTATGATTTGGCTGAACCTTGGTGATCGTAAAAACTTTAACAGAGACTCCATGCATTTCTTCTCTATCGCTTTTAAGTTTTCTTCAGTAAATTCATTATTAGTATAGTCATTGACTAAATCGATGCATCCAGCTAAATCTTCTGGAGCACTGTAAGAGGTTCTCTTCCTGCGATTCTCTTCTCTTTTTTTAGCTTTTACTGCATTTAAATATGCGTTTACAGCCCTTTGCTCTCTGCCTAGTTTTTTAACTTCATCATTAGGGAAGACTACTTGAGCAATTTGAAAGCTAGACATTCCGTCTGAAGAGTAGTTTTCTATAAACTCTTTCTGCTCGTCGTTTAAAATGATTGGCTTGACATTGTCGTGCTTCGTTGTCTTGTATTTTATGTCGTTAGATGCGAGATATTCTCTGACAGCCCTACCTTCTTTTGATCTTCCGTCTATTCTTCCATTTTTAAATACGGCTCTAGTTAACTCTATCAAGTCAGGTATCCTGTGAAAGTTATCATCAATGTACTTTTTCTGTTCTTCGGTCAATTCCATTACATTATAATATCCTTGTTTTTTAAAATCTTTATGACTTTTTCTTTAAAAAATTTTCTCATATTTTTAATTTGTTTATATCCAGCAGATCTACCGTCTTCATTACTCTTGTATCCTAGATATTTAGCAACCTCATCTTCGCTTTTATTTTCTACGAAAAGCATGTGATATATTTGGTAATGTCTTTCGCTTAATTCTGCTTTTAAGTGAACTTGAACTTTTGCCACCGCATTATCTACCTGAAAGCTTTCTCCAGCAAAAATAGTTGACTCGTATTCTTGTGCATCTAGCCTAAGTGGTATTTTTACATCATGCGCGCCTTTTTTACTTTTCTCCCATTTTGCATAAAGTGGACAAGTCTTATCTTGCATACCGCTCTTTGTAAATGAACAAAAATTTTCCCCAGCAGCAGATGTATCAAACGGACAACTAGAACATGGTTTAGCAAAGTTTAAGTAATAATTTCTTAATATATTTTTAAATTGATTAGTTATTATTTTATTAATCCAAGGCTTTAGATCTCTCTTTTGGTCCCATTGGTCCCACTTCTGGTGAATATGTACTCTGATTATTTGCTCTACGTCTTCAAAAGATATCCATGGTATAGAATCTAGAAACCATTTATTTCGCCTTTTCCTGATTTCTTGATTTATAACATCAAACTTATCTTCATATCTAATTTTTCTTGGTCTTCCCATTAGTCTTTCTTGGCCTTCCTCTTCTTCGTTTAGGCTTTTCTGGGACAACCTCTTGGCTTTCTATATTTTTAAATAAATCACCCATTGTAAAACTTGATTGAGATACCTCAATTTCGTATTCTAGATTAGATATGTTAGGAACTTCAAATACATCAGAACCCTCTTCATCTAAATTCTCTGGCTTTTGTGGTGGAGCTTGATTTTGTACAGGCATGTCTTTCGCTATTGCTTCTCCATGTAGTGGCTGTCCACATGAAGTGCAGAAATTAGGCTTTGTAAACCTGTACTCAACTTTTGTTCCGCAGTGCTGGCAGTATGTAGATAACATACTAATAATATTTAATTAATTAATTAAATTCAATTTTAAATTAAATAACCTGCAATTATTTTACATTGCCTGTACATTATTTCGTCTTGCTCTTTAGTGAATTTTTTGCAAGGACTTTTTACATAATCAACCCCCAGAATACCTATTATTTTTCCATTTAATGTTTTAATAGGCATATTATAAATACTCTCTATTCCAGATCTATTTATTAATTTTAAAAAAGACTGATCTTTTACATCTTTTACATTTATATACTTAAATTCTTTGTTTTGTATCATTTCATTAATATATTCATAATAGTTTGATACTCTATGATCTTGAGAGTTATTGCACTCCCTACTGATACCTCCAAGGGCCACTTCATGGGTACAGCTAAATTTTTGCTGACCTCTGCCAGAATAGTAACTTCCTCCGTTATGAAACTCTAACACATATGCTCTGTCAGCTTTCATTTCCTCCAAAGTATATTGTAGGGCTGTATAAACATTTGCGCTTTGATTTGTATCTTTAGTAACTGGGCAAACTGGTTTTCTATTGACACATTTCTTTCCAATAAAAACACTTAATAGTGTAGCTGCTGCGGTAATTATGGATGCCATTAATGCGGTGTAGTCCATCATTCTTTAGTTTTTAAAAATTTAGTTATATAAACCATGCAACCTATAAGCACAATTAAAATAACAAACCATATAACTGGAGTAGTTGTATCAATGCCTTGCGGCTGAGGAACTTCTACAAACTCCAATTTACTTATTTCTCCATCTTTATTAAGATCGACTTCTTCGAAAGTTATATTACTAATTGACGGTGGTGAATTGGGTGCTGGAGTTAATTTAGGGATCTGAGACATACATCCAGTAAAAAATAAAAATATACCAATAAATAAAATATTAATATTTGCTTTCATAAATTATCTCCTTTTTGATGGTATTGCATAAAACCCAACAACCATAAAACACAAATCAATAAAAGAGCTTAACATTAAGCCTCCAGTCAGCCTAGTTTGAACCCAATCTGTTCCTCCGAACAAAAAAGATAAAATACCCCATTTGGCAGCATCTCCTCTTGGAACAATGACATCATAAGATATATGAGGATTCATTGCATAGAATATCATTAAAAAGCACATAGTAAATGTTATTGATAAAAATAATATTCTTCTAGTAACTTTTACAAACGGATCAGTAGCTCTTGCATTTTGATTTTCCAAAAGAGCTTTCAACATCTCATTATCTCTAGCAGCAATCATCATTTGATCATGCCTTTTTTGCTCTAACCAGAAATTAATGAGATTGGCGCCGAGTTTTATCCCAGCGCCAATCACAGTATTCATTATACTACCAAGCATGGAAGTATATACACTTAAACGACCTTTTCTAGCTTAAGACTTCTAATTTTATCATTAGGCACATATCTCCACTTCATTCCCTTTTCTGCTGTTTTAATCTCAAAAACAGTCTCTCGTATGCCTATACTAATTATTACAGCCTCTTCGCCATCTATTATTACATGGTCTCCAGCATTAAAATGCTTATCCCAATAAAAAGACAATCCGCCAGCAAATCTTGCGACAAAGTCTTTGATCAGGGACCAAATCAACAACGACAATCCTATCCAAATTATATGTTGGATATACTCTTTTAAATAGAGTTCGGTTATACCTATGGGGTCTTCCATAGGTTATGTTACACTACTTATTTGATATCTTTTTTATGATATAAGAAAGTATGGCGCTACGCTTAATATCCTCTAATCCGAAGGAGAAACATTGAATGCCATTCTTTTGGCTAACGTTATCGTCAAATAGGTCAAACATAGTCTTGAACCCACTCTTTCCATTGATATCGCTTTGCATGTAATCTCCGCATATAAATAGCTGACTGTTGTGCCCAAGCCTTGTCATTAAAGTAGTTAGCTCTTTAAATGTAAAATTTTGAGCTTCGTCGGCAATAACAATTTTATTAATCCAATTAGCGCCCCTCAGGAAGTTTATAGGCATAGCTTGAACTCTTTTCTTTTTTATTAGCTCTGATGCTATGCCAGTAGTCGGAGGAAGAAGCTCTCTAAGCTTGTCTTCTATTGGGGCCATGTAAGGACTAAACTTATCATCTATGTCACCTGGTAGGGCTCCCATACCTTTATCGGCACTTTCAATAACAGTTCTCACGTATAGTAGATCTAAATCCTCGTGTTGCTTTAATTTTTTTAAGGCGCAATAAGCAGCCATAAAAGTTTTTGTTGACCCAGCTGGCCCAGATATAAAGATAACTTTATTTTTATCGTCGATACCTAATCTGACTAATTCTTTCTGCCTTGGAGTCAGGCCTAAGTTTTTGACCGTTATTTTTGGAGGGGCTAACTGATTATCTAGTTTTATCTCAGTTTTTTTTGATCTTGGCATGTTAATTATAATTACACTGTAAAAGTTTATTAAGATATTTTTAACACGAAATTTCTTTTGGAAATCGTGTTATTTATTAAATTATATTTTATTTGGTATGAGATTGAATAAATTCAAAAAAGATTTCATTTCTCTTGATTGGACTTGCATGAAACCAAACCCATGCATATGAATTTCTAATTTTTGTAATTTTATCTTTTAATTCATTTATATTGTCTTCTAATAAATTTAAATCTTCCGTGGTGATTTTTTCTAAGTCTGGCTTGATCGATACGTTTTTTCCTGCGTCAATTAATTCTTGAAGATTCCCAGACTTTCTAGCCTTTGTTGCAGCATCATAGACTTCTTGTGCTTTTTCTTTATTCTTTACTTTGTCTGGATGTGTTGAAAGGACTATTTGTCTAAATACAGCTTTAGAAGAAGAAGTAAATGTAGCGCCGCCGACATTTTGAGTCGTTTCATTGATTTCAGCAAACGGGTCGCCAAGATCGTTTTGGCTACAGAAGGAACGGATGCCTTTGACAAATTCAATTGAAATTTTACTAAATACAAGTTCTAAATCATTATGTTCTTGTTTTAGCTGTTTCCATTCTCCTCTTAGCTTATAATACTTACGCTTCTTTACCTGTTGGTAATTCACTATTAAATATTAATTAGAATGGTATTGTTTTCAACTTATTATATTGTATATGGATTTAGGTCATGGAAAATTACATTGGTTTAAAGATGTATATTATGTAGATGGTATTTTGTATTGTAAGACATTACATGATAAATGTAGGGTACATGTAGCTTATGATTCTTGTATAGATATTAAAATGCCGATTAAATGGGACGGATCGCTCAAATCATGGAAAGACCTTACTTTTGATGACTGCGAAACACTGGAGTCTGCGTTTCTCCATAAAAGACATGTTACTGGAGGCTACTCTCATATTATCGGAGATGAATGCATTCCAATTTTTTATCAATTAAATAAAAACAATATAAAAGTTGATGGAATAATTAATTGTAAAAATACCCAAAGACCTTGTGGATTAGAAAGAGATTGGCCAAACATACTAAAAACATTCACAAATATAGATGTACTGCCAGAGAAAAACTATTTTATTAAAAATCTATACTGTGGCTGGCAAACTAATACTTGGACAGCGCGCGACAACGAATTTGATTTCCATAGCTATGCACAAACCATAATAAATGCATTAAACATAAAAGATAGTCATGATCCATCTAAAATAGTCTTTGAGGTTCGAAACTCCGAAAAAAGATCAATTTTAAATATAGACGAAATTAAAGAATCATTAAAACATTTAAATATTGAATATGTTAGTTTTTCTGACATGCCATACAAGGATCAGATAGAAAAAGTATATAATGCTGGCACTTTTATAGCTCAACACGGAGCTGGACTTACTAACTTGGTATTTATGCGCCCGAAATCCAATGTTATAGAATTGCTTCCAGAATCGTTTAAGGACTACAATGGGTATCGTATGTTTGCTAACATGTTTAAAATCAATTATAGGGCCTATATAGAAGAAGAAAAGGCTACCTTTATATCGCAAGCAGCTAGTCAGTCTCGAAAATCTATGAATAGAGACAGGAATTTAATTATTAATATACAAAGATTTAAAGATGAATTTGTATTATAAATATAATGCTGCCACCTGTATATATCATATGTTATGGGATGACTTATTGCAGATCTGGCATTTAGAACAGAAACACCCAGACTTCAATTTAATCTTTGATGATATTGATCATGAGAAATGGCGCCCAGATTTTTTTCCTAGAATGCCGAACTGGATTGATTGGATCAAACTAGTCAAGAAGAAAAACATAATAAAACTATCTGAAACATCACAAAAAGATTTCGACTATAACTTGCAGCTAACCAAATCAATGGATATAAAGTATGAAATAGAGCCAAGGGCCAGATACACACTGTGGCACGGCAATGCATGGCATAATGTTCATACAGATTATAATTTAACTGATTTTTCTAACACAATATTAGAATCACTCAATGTAAAAAGAAATCCTAATCCTAAAAATTATATATTTGTTAATCGAGAATGTGGCACTAGATCTATCATTAATGGGCTAGAAGTTGTTGAGCAACTAAATAAAGCTGGCTTACCTTTTACTTATCACAAATTAGAAGATACTGATTTATCTTGGCAGGCAGAATTATTTAATAATGCCAAGTGGGTTATTTCGCCAGAGGGCTCAAACGGAACACATGCGATGTTTATGGAGCCAAACTCAAAGGTAACTACAATTTTCCCAGAGCAATATAGATGGGAAAGCTATCAA